AGGGGAATTGAAATCCACACCCTTTTTTCAGAATCACTCATAAGTATACACCAAGCCCTACATATGAATGAAAAAGTCTATTTCAGGGATGAGGCTTTACCTTTTAACCGTCTTTACAACGCCGGGTTTCCTACCGGGTTTCTGCTTAGCGGCAATAGCTTTAATCTTATCGGGATCTTTTGTTACAATATCCTTAGTGAAGTTTGGGGCTCCAGCAGTTAAAGTAATGGCTGGCTCTTCTCTGAGGTCCACTAGAGTCATAGTCACTCCCTTTTCGGCAAGGACTTCCATTCCACCCAACTGAGGCTCTTCCTCTTCTTCGGAAGATTCGTCAAGGGAAGCGTCCTCATCGTCTTCTGGAAAGTCGGCATCTACCTGTCCCTTCACCTCCTCATTAATAATGATGGGATCAACCACAGGCTCATTAACAACTACTACGTTAGAGGCCACAGGTGGAGCTACAGCGGCCTGCTCTTCTACAAGGGTGAAGTATTTGGTCTCAGGGGTCATCATGGCTTTAAGGGCCATTACTGAGGTCTTTAGGGTAGCCATAAGCTCACCGTTACGATAGATAACAAAGTCATTAGTAATTTCATTGTGCTTGCAGAGGTCTCCGGCACGAACAAAAAACTTATGGTCTGAAAAATTGACGGTGGCATTACAAACATACTGTTTTTGCATTGGAAATCTCCTGATAGTCCCTAATAGCCTATTACTGTAACAGTAAGGGATTTGGAAGTAGAAAATCATAAATTAATTAAAAATGGCCCCGAAGGGCCATTTTTATAAGCAAAACCGTAATCAGAGATTAGGGTCTGGTTACTAGCATCTTCTGAACACCAGAGGGGTTGAAGACAAGGAAGCCAGCGATCTCGAATACCGAGAAACCGATCTGACGTAGGTCAGGGCGATCAGCGGAGAGAACGGTGAGAGGAACTCTCTCAGGAACTACACCTAGGAATTCAGCGTCTGCTAGAACATAAACGCTACCGTAGGTAACCTTTCTGCTCTGTAGGACGGTTGCGCCCCAGAGGTAACCCATGATACCGGTCTTTAGCAAGTGGCGCTGAGTTTCACGGTCTAGGGTGCTGTCATGCCACTTCAAGAAGTCAGTGTAATCGCGGGGATTGACGAATACATAGGCAACCGAGTTGTCATGTCTCTGGACTTGACCGAATAGATCAGCCATTGCATCAGGGGTGATGCTTCCAGATAGGGGGTAGTTCACGTTGTAGATAGGATCGGAAGTTGCCTTGCCGTTAGCCGACACTGCGATATTGTCAAATAGACCAAATACGAATGCGTCTTCAGCAGCGCCAATTTCAGCCTTAGCTAGATTTAGGGCACGAGAAACGATGTCGAATCTACGTTCCTTAATCTGAGTGATGGGGATCATTGGGTTGGCAGCGATTTCGAAGGTAGGAACGGTAACACGAAGGGGGTTAACCAACTTCACGATATCGCCACCTTGCTCACCGACTACGAAGGCTTCTACGAAGGAGCGACCAGTTTCATCGAATTCCTTGTCGTAGATTGGTAGAGCGCCATCAGGTAGTGTTTCAACCATTAGGGCCTTACGAGCAATGCTCATGTAGTCGCGTCTACGTCTTAGGGATGGTCCTAGGGCGACAGCGAGTTTCTGTCTTCCGGCAGCGGTCTTTAGAATCTGACCTAGCTGAGCGGTCTGTGCTTGGGTGCGGGATAGAGTAGCCATAGTAGTTGTCTCCTCTTATAGCACTGAAGCAACGCCGAGCCATGGCTCTGCGGTGGTGGGGGTGTGAGTGCAATAACCCACGATATTGGCACCAGCGGTACCTGAAGCATTGGCGTGAGCGAACAATCCGGCAGTGGCAGTGTTAGCACCATTAGCAGAAATGCCGCAGTAAAGAGCAGCGCCGGTAGCGTAGTTAGACCAAGTGGCATCCTGGCACTGGGCAGCAGGAACCTTGAACTTGGGGAAAGCACGGACGATAGGGGTTTTGCCAGAACCAGAAGGGGTAATGGCGGAGGAGAACTGGCCTGCTCCAAGGAGTAGGAAACCGTAGGGGGCTTCGGTTCCTTTACCATCGCAAGGATGGATGATTAGACCAGAGGTAGTTGCACCACCAGCTTTGATAGAGCAGATTGCACCAGAGGTGTAACCAGCAGCGGTCAAGGCAGGATTGTCAACGCCAGGGTCTCCAGTAAGGGTAAGGTCAGGAACGGTAGTACCGTCATTCTGGCCGTAGTACTCTAACTCAAGATACATGTGTATCTCCTATGATATTTTTTTGGAATTTGTGGATCAGCGCGGTGCAAGATCACTAGAAACAAAGTCCTTGTATATTAGTGTTAAGTAGTTTATTTATCGTTTACTTATAAATTTAATGTAGTATTAAACTATTAGAATGTTTAATAAGGGGTTCAAATGTCTCATCGAGAAGCACTCTTAGGCCACAACTACGATAAACTAACTATGCTAAAATCAGGTATTTATATGATGGTTAACAAGGAGACCGGATCTTTGTACATCGGATCAGCCAGGGAGTTCAAGTATAGGTGGAATAAGCATATTTCTGAATTTTTACATAAAAAGCATAGTAACCAGAGATTGCAAAGAGTATGGGATAAGTATGGAAATAAGAAATTAATGTGGATAATTGTTGAATTATGTCCAATTGACCAGTTACTTAAACAAGAACAAGTATGGCTAGATTACATTCGTGATTGCAAGATTGAGACCTACAACATTCTTTTAATAGCTAACTCTAGATTGGGTATAAAATGTTCATCTGAGACAAAAGAAAAAATGTCTTTATCTGCTCGTAAAAGGATGATGCCACCTCAATCAGAGCAACATAAGTTAAATATCACTAAGGGGACTAAGGGATTGAAACGCTCAAACTCAACTAAATTGAAAATCTCTAAATTAAAAATAGGTAACAAGAATACCGCTGGCCTTAAATGGATTCATACGGTCACTGAAAATAAAAGAGTAAAACCAGAGGAGCTAGCCACTTACCTTAGCTCAGGGTGGGTTCTAGGGCGATTGTAAATGAACAGATATAAAAAGTTAGAGCCCAGTTTCCCAGGCCCTAACTTATCTTTTTTGGTTAATTATTAACCGAATGCTTCATCATCAGGGAATACTAGGGAAGCTAGCATTGCAGATTCCTTAGCTCTCTCAGGAGTAGCGGCCTTTACATTACCGAGTGAGCGGATAGGAGCGGCAGTCTTCTTCTTAGCAGCCTTCTCAAACTTAGGCTCAGTGTCTCTCTTGTAGCCTTCTAGATTGAAGTCCTCATCCTTGATACCATTTAGGACATCTAGAAGAACATCGCCTTCATGGTCCTCTTCGGCATCAGCAACGTTACCCTTGGAGATAATCTTGTCGCCCATTTCACCAGGAGTGACTATGCCTTCTTTGCCAGCGGTCACGAATAGAGCATCCATGGAGCTTACAGAAGCGTTGTGGGAGAAGAAATCAGAGGCATCAGCGAATTCCATACCTTCTGTGTCTAGGGCTCCTTCGAGTTCCTTAGCAGAAGAGGGTCCGAAGAAATCATCAGCAGCGGCTTCGATTTCGCCATCAAATTCATCTTCGTTAGCGAGATTGTCAACATTATCGTTCATTCCATCTTCGTCAAAGATAGCGGAGAAATCTAGTTCCTCGCCTTCAGTAACTTCGGCTTCTAGAGCGGCAACATCTTCTTTTAGATTTTCGATCTGCTCTTGAATGACTTCCTTCTTTGCTTCCTCAGGGGAGGCAGGAGCGGCAGCAGCATCTTCAGCAGGAGCTTCCTCTTCAGCAGGAGCTTCTTCCATTGGAGGAGCGGGAACTTCATCAGTGTCAGGCTCTTTAACTTCAGTTTCCTGAACGTCCTTGATGACATCTTCGCCTTCAGCGACCTTGACCTTGGCACTCTTGGCTTCGCCCTTGAGTTCCTTCTCGACTTCATTCTTCATCTTGTTCAAGAGAGAAGGATCTTCGATTAGCTCATTTAGCTCAACCTTGTGCATCTCTTCTAGCTTCTCGGCAAGCTTGGTGTAATGTGCATTAACAGCAGCTTGACGTAGAATAGAAGATAAAGCAAGAGTAGAGTTGGTTAGAAGAGAGGAGGCCAGTTTATACTGAACTTCTGCTGGGGCAGCGGGAAGTAGAGTCTTAGCAATAGTCCAGGATGCAGCAACACGAGTCTTGGCTTCCTTGGCGGAAAACTTGGATACGGGGGCAGCTTCTTTTGACTTTAGAGCGGCGATTCTTTCTCTTAGAGAGGTTTTAGCGGTCATGTTAAGACTCCTGGTGATTGAAAAGTTCGAACTTCTTCTTTATAGATGTTGAAAGTTTACTTCTTGCTTATTTTAAAATTTACCTTACTTGAGTAGTCTATGTAGGTCAGCGATAACTTGACTGGAATCAGGGAGAATCAGAGATGATGCGGCTTTACGTTGACCTGAGTCACTAGCATCTTTGGTAAAAGCCGTTTTAGGGCCTTCCCAACTATTAGCAACTATCTCTCTTAATGAGGCTCCGGGGAAGGCGGGGACACCAACCCAAGAGGCTTCAACGAACTTTACACCACCATTTGGAAGAGATTTATGACCACAAAGTTCTGCTACACGGCGAGAAACTCCGTCTTGATCTGGAATAAACTGACCCTTACTGTATTTTAAATGATTACAGTAATTTCCATCCTCTTTGACATGATGGCCACAATAGGAGCAAATAACAAGATCCGTTACACATCCCATGGACATGTACTTAGTTTCGCCGCTACGAATATCAGCGACTAATTGAGTATGAGCGTGATCGGTAGCCACTAATAGATCGACAAAATAAACCCATACAGCAGGAGTTATATTGATCTTTCTGAGAATAGCATCAATAATATGACCTTTAGCATGTTTGCTATTCTGTAAATGCTCTACGAAATTGAATGCGCCAACGAAAGACTTATAGGCTAACTTTAGGACTTCATTCTCCCAACCATCTTCATTTTGATTAATCAAATAGGAGCATTCTGGTTTAATGAGATAATCTTCTAGAGCATCCTCGGTCATTACGGAGGACATGATAGTAGTGTGACTCAAAAGATACTTAGTGGTATTAGCAGCTATTTTACTGAAGGAAGCGGTTTTACGCCCGAAAGCTTTAGGACCATGCAACTTCTCCCATGCCTCTACAGAGTACACGGGGTCAATTAATACGGCTGTTGCGGTTTTGTTAAATGACATATTTTACACCAAAAGAAATTCTAATGCGATTCCGTCATAAGACGAATCTACTAGGAAATGCGAGTATTTTGCTCTTACCTGTAACGCTTTAGAGATTTCATTTTCCATTTTAGCAATCTTGTCAGAAGTAAATTCAAGATTTGCTGTTTTATTACGGGGAATATTAACAATTAGATGCTGGTCATAAGACTTAACACTTGAGGTTAAACCTTTTAAAGAAGCTACAGCAGCTACTTTTTTAGCAGTTCTAGTCTTATTTAGCATATGATTGTAAGAACGGACTAGTAAAGAAGATTGGACTCTTAGATCCGGATCATTACCATTGTCCTTATCTAATTCGGCATCAGCTTCTTGAGAACCGTAATTCTTTAAGTCTTCACGAGGAGGAAGATCCACCGGCTCTTTCTTTAGATCATTTTTTCTAGGAGTGCTGTGTTTTACGCCCATCTCTTTGAGCCACTTTTCATCTTTTTCAGAGTGTTCAAATTCATGCGGAGTCTCCTGAGGTTTACCCTGAGTCGCAATCTGATCCTCTTCATTTCTTTTCGAAGCGAACGGATTACCACCATCTCTTCCAGGCTTAGTATGGTATGTCTTATCATAGTAAGGATATTTTCGAGACATCTCATCATTGAAGGCATCTGCGTTCCTATGAAGTAAAGAAGATTTAATCTGGCATTGATCTTCCCTAAATGGAGACTCCCTAGGTAAACCACTGTCTACTAGATCGTCTTTATCTGTCTTCAGGAATTCAGGTTCCATATAAGCTCTCATTAGAATAATGGATAGTTTATTTATTAATAAAAATAGCCTCTCATTTTTAAGAGAGGCTATTTCAGAGGATCTTACTAGATTAGGAGAGTCTTAGAGAAGCTCCAGTGGCATCAGCAGCACTATTACCGCTGTCGATGAACTCACCGTAAACAGAGCCCATACCGTCCTGGATATCAGAAACCATGATAGTGGCATCTTCTGATACAGCGGCCTGCTCAACCTGATAAGCGGTGGAGTAATTGGTCATCCAACAGCCGAGATAAACAGTGACTACAGCATATAGACCGGGATTACCTAGATTGTTAAGTCCACCCTCATTAGGGACATCGGCTCTTACAGCCTGTCCAACATTTGGATCATCTGAAGCTAGCTCGGAGAAGACGATCTCAGTCTTGATATCAAATGGCCACTTGTGGTGCTTGAGGGATCTAACTAGACCGCTTACGCCTGCCTTGTAACCGAACATCTG